ACTTTTTTATGATATTTAATGCACTCACTTTTTTTCCGATTAATAAGATCAGTAAAACCGCTAACCCAATATAAATTTTATTTTTATTGGACATCACTGTCTTTTGCTAACAATCCAGTAATGGCAGCAGCAATACCGGCAATAATAGTAATCCAGTTATTTTGTGCAATACCATCAGCAATTAATGATCCACCAGCAATGGAACCAAAAAATGATGTTTTAATATTTTTAAGTATTCTTTTCATATTACTTTTTTTTAAGTTGTTTAAGACCTACCAATATTGATATAGTACAAGATATTGTACTGGCACCAAGAAAAATTACATTTGCTAATTCAGATATATTTTGAATTCCTAACAAGGAAAACAAAATAGTGCTAAATGTGGCAATATGTGTGGGATCAGTTTGCGTCTGCATTTTTATCCTGTGCATCTTTAAATTTTTCGGCAATTACATTAAATGCCTGTATGGCAGTAAATGATTCGTCAATTTTAGAAAAAACTCCTTTACTGGTTGCCAAGTCTAAAATCGCCTTAATTACTTCTAATGCTTGTTTTTCGTTCATTTGTCAAATTTTAAATTGTTAAATAATTAAATCAAAGTTAACCCAAGTTGATCACAGATCCACTGGTAAGCCGCCAAATTAATATCAGCAGTTGAATCCCATACTGAATAATCAGGTTCAACAATGGCCAAATTTCCTTCAGATAGTTTATTGCCACCAGCTTCAGCACTAAATATTGACCAGTAAAAAGTTGCACTATCTTTCAAATTGTCATTAATTATATAAGCACTAATCCAGTTTCCTGTTTGCTCTTGACCGCTAACCCAAATTTGTATTGGTTGTATTTGTTTCATTTTTTATATTTTAAAATTTTAAGGAACTATTGTTAAAATTCCAGCATTACTATAAACATCACCACTTGATAAACCTACTGCACTTGTTGGCAAACCAACTATTCTTAATTTTGAAGCACCATTTGTAGTAGTTCCTATTAAAACATTTGATCCATAAGGTTGTAATAATAATGGAAAAGCGGTACTTGCTCCATCTTTGCCTTGTATAATGAATCCAGCTCCTGACAATCCTATAACACCATTTGCTGAAGTTGTACTTGATGACGTAATAAACAACCCAGCATTTGTACCTATTGCACCATATTGAGTTAATAAATTTATTGATTGATTGCCTTCTATTTGCAATCGATTTCCGTTGTCAGTGACAGAATTTACTAATATGTTTCCAGCCGTAGTTATACGCATTCTTTCTAATGCTCCAGAATAGAATGCTAAAAAGTCGGTAAAAAGACCACTACCAAATCTAATTTGATTGCTTCCTGCATAACCCATTAATAATTCCAATCTACTATCTCTATAATAATCTGATGTAAAATGAGTTGTTGCGGTTATAATTGTTCCTTGTATAGTACTTGATGCTACAATACTACCAACATTGCTCAAATCATATACTACTTGAATTCCTGTTGTATTTCTTGTGGCAAATGGTAAATAGGCAGTTTGGGTAATATTTAGTATTGCTATACTATTATTTAAATTTAACGGACCCCCTATTGTTGAAGTACTAATTGAACCAAAAGTATTTGCTTGTAAACTTCCAGTTATATTTGCGCTACCACCAACTTGCAACCTTTGCCCACCATCAACACTGGATCCGATTAACAAATTGTTTGAAGTGCTTATACGCATCACCTCACTGGCATTAATTGTCTGCCACATACCAAACAACATATTTCCAGCACTTTGCGTTGATATGCAAAATTCACCAGCAGTGGCACCCTGTATGAAATTATTTGTAGCAGTAGCAAGACCAAAAACAAATCTTTGCGTTCCACCTGAACCAGCATTGTCTATTCTTATTGATGGAGCATTTGCCCCTACAATTTGTAAATGAGCATCAGCAGTTGCACTATTTACAACCAATCTACCTGAAGCAGTAGTTTTGGCACCAATAAAAGTTTGACCGGTTGTTTTAAGTATTGTTAATTGTTGCAATGATCCAACAACATCAAAAATACCGAAATCATCAGCACCAGCAGTGTAAAAATTACCAATACGCCACCTACCTGAACCACTTGTTTGAAAATTTATTGTATTGTTATTGGTTGCAGTAGTTTGGTTGAATATTGCACCGGAATTAGTAGAGTGGTGAACATCTAGTGCAGTTGTGGGAGTATTTGTACTAATACCTAAATAATTATTGGTTGAATCCCAAAAAAGATTATTTGAACCAGTTATTGTACTGGCACTATTCCAAAATGCGACCTGTGTTGCTGCCCCTGAACCTGTAATTGTACCGGATCCCGGACCGCCAATAAGTTCCCAACTGGTTCCTGTGTCCCTGAAAAATTCCTTTGTGTCGGTTGAAATAAAAATTCTGCCAACAATACCAAATGCAGGTCGGTTGGCAAATGTATCAGAATTGAACATTGGAGTTCCCTTCTGATTTAAGATGGAAAGATCCAATACAATCATTATATGTAAAGTTTACGAAGTACGATTAACAAATTTCCTGTATTAATAGGAGTAGCAAAAGCAAGTTGATATTGTGTAGTATCAATTTCGCCCCTATTTCCAGTTATTCTCAAAGATTGATTCGGCTGTAATGGAACATCAGCAATCACTAAAGCAGTTGTGCCACCATTAATAAATGTTATTTCATTACAATCTGATCCGATATTTGCAGTAGTGTAAAAAACCTTTGTTTCAACATAATACTTTTGAAAAGCCTGTCCAGTTGACTTAGAAATACTATTTTCCTGTTCATACCTTGCACGATCAGACCTTTGCTTATTATATGCCAATTTCAACTTGTCAGCTGAAATTTCATCCTGAATATTAATTTTTAAATGTTGTGGTTGCATTGTATTATAATTTAACACATATCAGGAAATTGACCAATTTTCATTGATCGTTTTTGTTTTGCAGCTTTTACTGCCTTTTTTACCACTGGTGCCACCTTTTTAACTGCCTTACTAACTTTTTGCAGCAGTGAAGGCTGCCTAAATTGTTCAGCAGTAATTTTTTCAGGTGCAGGTACCTCTATTTTATAAGATCCTTTTTTTTTCATTGATAGCAACAAAATTGCACCACCAGCTAACAGGATATAAATTAACCCTTTGTTTTTCATTTTCTTGATTTAATGTATGTTGCTATCAAATACGCACCTATTCCATATAACAATATCCATTTACCATATTTTTCAATATAAAATGGTATTGATCCTTTTTCTTGTTTTTCTAACTTTTCAACTTCCTTTTTTTGTTCCTGCACTGCCTGTTTAACATCACCAGTAAATTTAAAACTATCAGCAGTGTGAAGAATAAAATAAGGTTTATTGTTAAAGTCAATAAACTGCCAATAAACATTTCCACCTCTTTGAATATATGAATAAACTTGCCCCACTGGTGATCCTTTCACAATGGTTCCAATTTTTACCAATGCAGAATTTAACCTGGTCAAATCTTTTTTGGCAAATAGTGTTTTTCCAATAATCTTGTCAGCAGTAATTTCCGGCATATCTTATTTTCTTAACATTTTTAAAAGAAAGTTGAACTGGAATTTATCAGTTTCTGCCATTTCGCAAAGTAATTCTAAATCACTTGCCAAATGTTCATCAACCAATTTCAGCCTTTCAACTGCGTTATAAATGCGTTCTTCGTTTTCAATTTCGGTTTCATTTGCCATTGTTTCCGTTTTTTCAATACCAGCAACGTGCGTAACCTTTTGACCAGGTGCAAATAAGCTGGAAAGTTGTGAAAGTATCATTGTCTGTATTTGTGGTGATTTCATTAAACCGGAAAGAAAATTTTCTTCCGGTTCATCATCATCATCATCCTGATCATCAATTTCCTGTTGCATCTTTAAAGCTGCAATTTCTGACCGCAAAGCACTAATTTCTGTCATCAAATTAGGTTGACCAGGATAACCCATTTGATTCATTGGTTGGTAGGAAATTGGATTAAATGCAGTTGGTCTAAATACACATACAACCATTGGTTCATCCCTTTTTGAATAATAACCGCATTTTGGAACTTTTGGATATATATTTAATGTGTATGTTGCTTCAATACCTTGGGATTCGGCAGCTCTTATGTTAGCTTCCAATTTTTCCCTGGATATATTTTCATCATTTTCAACATTTAAAAATATAAACCTTCCCTTTGAATCAGTAACAGACCAAAAATGTGTTGGAGCATTACGATCATACCACTCCATCACATCAGAAGTTCCAACAATTCCAGCATTATTCGGATTCGCCATACAATTATATTAAAGGTGAAAGGAAAGTGAATTTTTTAGGCATAGTAAACACCAAAACATACACTGAAATTAGCAGCACTAATTGAAGCATAAGCAGTTGGGGTTTGAATATATGACTTACTCCAAATTATCTGTTGACCAGCAAATGGGGTAATATCAAAGCTAAAAGCAGCAGTAGCAGCATTTGAAACAACCCTATTTAATTCCAGTACAGGAATACGGTTAACTGATTCTTTATCATTGTAGTAAAGTACCAAATAAGTTGTTTTCAAGTTTGCCAATGTTAACAAAGCATTACCTGACAAAACACTATTTGTAATAGTGTCAGGAGTATAGCAAACAAGATTAAGCAAGGAAACAAAACGCAACTGAGGTTGATCAGGAAAGTAAAACCGGGTGCCAGTTGATGACTGGGGAACTACAACTTCAATGAATTCGTAATTTTGAACTTTGTTCATTTTTTGTTTTTTTTAGAACGAAAAAAATAGGGGTTCTGGATTTACTGTGGCATCCCCCTTTCCAATACAGGAATTTGATCCGATTAGCGGACAGGCGTCACGTTCTGAGCCAAAATACCACGCATAATTACTACGATCCTTGGGGCAGTTGATGCCTGGAGAGTAGAGATTGCACCTGGAAGCTCCAAGCTGATTACGTTGTTCTTTGATCCAACCAAAACAATGTTTGGTTCGCAAGGATAGTAACCATATTCAGATGCGTCGTTTTGATCAATACCACCATTGGTTGCACTTGCTGATGTACCTTGCTGAAATTGTGGTACATAAAGATACCTATACAAATCAACGGCTGGTGAAATTTGCCTATTATTTACAACAACCGACATTTTGCCATTATACAAATTATACAAAGCAGTTGCAGCACCAGCAGTTGTAAAAGTTACTGCATTGGGATAAGTAAACAAAGGAAATGCAGTGGTAGTAGAAGCAGCTGGAGCAGCTACGAATACACCAATACTGCTCACCACAAAAGCATCTTGAAGATTCAAAAGATTGTTTGTAGCAAAGTTAGTACCAGCACCTACACTATTAACCAATATAGGAATTTGATAAGAAGTAGTTGTTGTAGACATTGCTACCTCACTGCGAAGATAAGACTGGGAAAGAACTGCTTGACCAGCAGAAAAACCAGCATTGTTTACGAGATTTTTGGCATTGTCAAAAACAAGCCTTGCACCATGTTGTGTTGCCATTTTGTTTATTTTTTAAAAATTTAATTAATAAGAATATTCTTCATCCATTCCAGCAATTACAGAAAGGTTGTCTTCAGAATATCCAGCGATTACAGAAAGATCATCACCAGCCATTACTGAAACAGGGATTTCCATTGCTTGATCCATTGCACCGAGTACACCAGTTGACTGGAGCAGTCCAAGACCACCAGCAGCTACCATACCGTTACCAATAGACTGACCAAGAGATCCTTTAACAAGTTTTGGGAAGAATGCACCGATAGCAACTACACCAGCACTTTTAATTTTTGGATCAATGTTTGGAAGGATCTTACCTGAACTGGTCAAAACCCTTGCAGCAGCAGCACCAGCAACAAGACCAAGTGCATCCATAAAGAAAGATTTTCCGATTGCTCCCATTTTGCGAGAAGATTTTCTCCTACGGCTGGGTGCAGACCTTTTTTTTCTACGAGCCATTTTTTTTGTTTTTTTTTGTTTATGTGGGAAGCAGTCCCAAGATTTTTAAATACTTTTTTTAAGTGTACTTTTTAAAGAAATCAAATATCTTTTATTGTGTGGTATAAAATTGTATTTTAAAACACCAATATCATTTTTTAAATATTCTTTTTTTACTTTGTCTTTTGTTTCTTTATAAGACTTTTGCAATTTTTCCAAATCACGAGTTTGTTTCAAAATTTCATTTTTAACATCCTCTATTTCTTGCAAATATTCACTTTTAGTATATTCTACACCACTAACAACTTTTATATTTACATTATGACTTTTTGAATCTTTATGTATATCAGTTATTCTTTTTGATGCAACTTTTTTTGGTGCATCTTTCTTTTTAGGTGCAGATTTTTTCTTTATTCCTGAAATTTTCATATCATATTTTTTTTCAAAATCAGATATTGATTTTAAATAAACAGGCAATAATTTTTCAGTATAATCTTTATCCAATAGTCTATAAGTTAATTTATCAAGATCTCCACCTGTAACATAGGCATAATCACTTGCAATTTTTTCAAGTTGTTTATTTGTAAATTTCTTTTTAACACCATTTAATGTTGAAGCAAATTTATTTGCTTTTTTTATTGCTTCCTTTCTTGAATCACCTCTATTTTGATACATTTTTATAAAGGGAGTAGCTTTAGAAAGAATTTCAGTTCTATCACTTTTATAACCAATTTTTTTTGCTGCTTTCTTTTTTGGTGCAGACTTCTTTTTAACGGCACTAACTTTTTTCTGCATTGCAAAAGCCTGTTTGACTGCCTGTGCCTGTGTCAATTTAGGGTTTTTTTTGCGAAGTTTTCCAGCTTCAGCAACTACCTTTTTGAATTTTTCCCTTGCTGCCTTTTGTTTTGCAGTCATAATTTATTTTTTTAATGTTTTTTCACACCAGGACAGCATCTCATTGCCCCCCCATAATTGAAAACTTATGTATCCGCACTTATCCTGATCACCTACATAAACTTTTGCCCTTTTTAAATATGAATAGATCTTTTTCACAAATTTTTCGTTCAGCACTTCTCTATTCATCAATTTTATTCCTGTTTTCACTCCAGTAGCATTTTTGCAACTTCCTTTTATCAAGTTCAAAACATATCCTTCTGTTGCGTTCTTACTTGCCTGTACTGGATAATTTTGATACATTGTTAAAGGTGAAGTGAAAGTGATTATTTTTTGCGACTGATCAAATAAATAATTACGGCACCACCAATAACAATGGGCAGATAATTCATTTTTTTAGATCCATCAGCATTGAAATTTTCAGCCTGGTTCACAATACGATCAACTTCATCCTGTGAAGCCTGTTCCATCTGTGCATCACTTTCAAGCCTTTTTTCAACTACGTTTTTAACTTGCTTAGCCAAAACCCTTTTACCAACTTCGCTAACTTCTTTAACATCAATTCCCAATTTTGACAGAAATTCAGCTAATTTAATCAGTATTGGTGCAGCAGTAGCAGCAGCAGCAGCAGTACCAGCAGCAACAACACCAATTTGTCCTTCAGAATTAAATTCAACATCAGCACCCGCAATCCTTTTCTTTTTTGCTCCCTGTTCAGTTTTTCTCAAAAGTTCATTAGGATTACCTCCTAAATTTTTCCACCAATTTTGTGTTTCATCTGCCCTATTTGCAAAAGCAGTTTTTAATTTAGTAGCTAAACCCATAAAATTCAGACCAACCAACAACAGAAAAGATCCCCTTGCTGGTGCTAGTGCTATTTTAAGGACAATTTTCTTTTTTTCTTTTGGTGCAGCTGGTGCAACTGCCTTTGCAGAAGTTTTCTTTTTAGGGGCACCAATACCAGAAACGGAATAAAGTGGCATAGACGGTTGTTTATCTATTTTGTGATAGTAAGTTTTTCTTTCGTTAAATTTTGAAAGTACAGGATCAATAAAAAATTCATTGCCTTGCTGATCCTGGATAACTGCAAAAACGTGATGAGGAATTTCATCCAACAGTTTGTAACTGGCAAACCTATAATATATTTTGTTGTTAATCAGTCCTTTTCTTTTCAGACTGTCCAGCACTCCCATAATGAACAAAGCATAATTTTTGCAATCATTTTTTCCTAGCGACAAAATTGCAGCTGGTGACATTATTCTTTGTGCCTGGTCACTTTCAATTTTATATCTGACATTTTTTTTGAGAAAGTCAAACAACTTTTTTGCAGTTTGAATACCATCACCTGAATAAAAATCTTTACTAATTTTATCGTATTCACTGGCATACATTTTGTGAGCAGACAACATTGCAGAAATAATATCAGGAACTTGTTGATCCCTGACCAGCATTTTGGAGTTTCCGCCAAAACTTTTTAATCTTCCCAAAAGTAAATTTTTCTGCATCAGATTAAATTCGCTTTATAATCAAACGGAACCACAATACCATCAAAATTACCAGTGCCTTTTATTGTGTATTGCAAACCTTTTTTTAACCAATTTTTTGAAGTGATTAACTGCAATATTCCAATAGTAGGGGAAGCCTGTATTTTTAATTCAGATTCAGACCTGGCAGCAATTTTTTGTTCTGCAAAGCTGGAAAAATCAGCAATTAATTTATCACCCAGGTAAACCTCACCAGTAATGGCAGAAACCTTTGCAGTTTGTCCGGTTGGATTCTGAACCCCAAAAACTAATTGGAATTTTTTATTGGCAAACCCAAGTTTTTTAAAGATAAATTTTGTTCTATTTGCTAACTGACTTTTGCCAAGCAAATACCATCCTGTTAACCCAGCCAAAATAATTAAAATCCAATTTTTCATTTTCAAAATTTTCAAATAATTACTCAAAGTTATTAAATAAAATTCAAAAAAACAAACATTAGGTCAATCAAGGTCAGAAACCAGGTCAGTATATAGGTACACTTGCACCCCTTTAGGGGTGCAAGTGTCCTACCCAGGTTTCCTGAACCATTTTGACCACAAAGAAAACTGACCTAAACTGACCTAGATTCATCAAATTCACTTTTCCTTCACCTTTAGCAACTAAAAAAGGGGCAAATTGCCCCTTTTGTGTTTGTGTGCAGTGTTAATCTTTGTCAGGATGCCCCTGTGAGGTATTTTCGTGCCTCAAATTCTTTAGTTCTCTTGCAATACAGGTTCACATACCAACCACCACTTTTTAGGGCAAATTTGAGCAGATTATCCACGTTGTTAATATTCCTATATTTTCTAGGTGCAATTCCGGTTTCAGGTTTAAAAAAAATAATGGCAGTGTAAAGTTTCATTTTGTTAGAAATTTTCTATTTTCGTGTTGAAGGGAAAGTGGTTTTTCGTTAAGAGAGATCATTTGTCAAGGTAGGATCAGGCGACTGATCCTATTTTTGTTTATACATATCACCTGACTTGATTATTGATCCATCCAGTAACCAATCCTTTAATACTTTTTTGCAAGTAGTTGAACCTTTGCCTGTAAATTCTTCCAGGTCAGAAAGCATTTCAGAATATTTGCGTGGTTGAAATAATATCCTGTTGATTAAGCTGGTTTTTTCCATCCCAAAAATATATGTTCCTGTTTTATCCTGGGCATTGTGTGCCTGTGTCCAGGATGATCCTGAATAGTAAATTGATATGGGATTAAATTCATCACTTGATCTTAAAAAAGTTGCTGACAGATCAATAGTTTTGTTTTCCTTGTTTTTTTCAATCTTTAAAACTGATTGTGCTTTTCTGTCCAGGTATGAACCTATATGACCAATACTGTTTTGGTCTTTTTTGCCCAGGTGCAGAACGCAAAGAATCAGTAAATTATGAATTTTGGTTATTTTTTTTAACCATTGAATAAGGTAAAAAGACTGTTCAACTGAATTAAAATCAGAAATTAAATCCAGGATCCCATCCAATACCAAAATTGAGCAGTCAGGGTTTTCCTGTAAATAGATTTCAACCATTTTTTGGATTTCATTGGGTAAATCTTCCCGGAACAGAAAGCTGTCAAAATTGTGTGGTAAATGATCAGTTATTATTTGCGTTCTAATCCTGTCCAGTACCCTGTAATAATCAAAATCACTGCTTTCTGTATCTATATAACAGATCCGCTTTCTATTTTGTGGAAAGTTTAATTTCATCCCAAATATGTCCCAGGTAGTAAATGCGGAAGCAATGGCACTGGTGATAAATGTACTTTTACCAGCTTTTGGTAATCCCTGGAAGCAAACAAATGACTGGGCACAACCTATATTTTTACCATCAATAGTAAAAATTATATTTTCATCAGGTGGCTGGTAGTTTTGTTTAAATTTTCGGGATAACAATTTTTCGTGTAGATCATTTGTCATTGGTTTACACTTTTTAAATTATTATACTACTTTCCTTTTCACTTTTAGTTTCAATAAATGCACAGAATTCCTCTGCTATTTCATAAGATTGACCAATTACAAAAGTAATATCTTCAGGGGATAGATCTTCTACATTATTTTTTCGTAATTGTGCAGTCAGGATATTTAATGCAGTTATTTCAAGTTTTGACATTCCTGCCATTAATATAACTTGACCGAATTTGTCCTGCATTGGGTGAACTGGCATTGCTGGTAGATCTTTGTTTCTTTGCGACATTTTTTTTAAAATTTAAGGTTAAACAATAGGGGCAAAGCGGTTGCCCTACCTTGCCCCTGTGGATTGTAATTGTGAAAAGTTTGGAACAATTAACGCACTTCATTATTTTTTTGTGTGTTGCGTTCTTTTATATTGCTTTCGTATTTCACAAAATCTTCCATTGCGTATTTCATAGAATATTTGCGTAAAAAATAAATTTTGCTTAATCCTTCGCTGGGATATTCAGTTGTGGACATTAAAATAAAGGGTTCATTACCTGTCATAAACACTTCAAAATAATACACAAATCCGTTCATTTTTACTGGTTTCATATTTTTCCTTTTTCAATTGAATGATCTATATCATTTTTTCTTAAAAAATTAGACATTAAACTTGCAATTTTAAACAAATCTTGTCCATCAATTAATGTAATATGTATAAAATCTTTTTTCCAAACAAATTTTACATTAAATGGATAATCTTTACTTGTTATTTCTTCTTCTTGTAATTGGTTTTCTTTTGTTTCTTTCATTGTGTTTTTTTTAAAAATTTAATTTAAGTTCCTGTATTTGTTCTTCATATAGATCAATACTTGCCTGTATTAATAATTTAATTTCATTGACCAGGGATATGTCAGTGTCAATTTGCATTATTATTTTGCGACTTGATCCAGTATCAAAGCTGATAATTATATTTGAAATTTCACCTGAAGTTTGACAAAGTTTCAAACGATCTACTTTTTGCTGGATATAATCAATTTCCAGCATTGCTTCACGCAAGTTGTTAAATAGTTCCATAAAATTAATTGTGTTGCATTTCAGCATACCTTCCAAAGTGGTAGCCTATTTGAAATAATGTTAATTCACTAGGATAAAAAATTTCAATTTTCCCTTCAGGTAGTTCAGTAAATGGGATCCTGTGATTGGTCAGGAAAGTAATCAGACCATACAGGTAATTGTGTACGATTATGCTTTTTTCTTTTTTTTCTAACATTGCTGATAAATTTTGCGATTGAGATAATTTGTAAAATGATTAATAAACCAATGGCAATGGGGATGCCGAAAAGTATCAGATATAAAACTGATATTACCCAAGAAAGTAAACGAATCATAAATTATCAGCAAAACACATTAACAAGCAAAGCAGAACGATCAGAACGATCTGAAGTGTAGTTTTTTTCATTTGTTTTTCGTTTAAAATGTGAAAGAATCATTTGTCGTTATAAATAAATAAATTTTTTACCTTTTGATCTTAAAAATTTTTCAATTTCTTTGATTGCAGTAAATAATGTTTTATTATTTTTTCTTTCAGATGCTGGAATTAAAATTGCATCCGCTAACATTCTTTGGTATTGTTCTTCCCAATCTTTAATTGATTGTGCTGGAAACCAATCCCATATTTTATACTTTTTTTGCATATTTGATCATTTGTTAAAACGAATTTATAGACATTTTTCTGAATATTCCAAATTTTAGGCATAAAAAAAGGGAGAAATAAAAATTTCCCCCTTTAAAACACCTCAAATGATTAACCAAAACCTATTTCAAGAACAATTCCCGTTCTAATTTTCGCCTATTTGTTAGTCCCTTAACCTCTTTGCCCTGGACCTTATTCCACCTTAAAAACTGGTCAGCAACCAATTTTTTATCTGATCCCTGGTTAAGTAACCTTAACAAAGTACTGGAAGCAAATGCACCAGTGCCAATATTGTATGCTAAACTTGTCATTGCTGCCATCATATTTGCAGTAACCGGAACCTTAATTAATCCCTTTATTTTCTTTTGACGTTCAGCAACATCTATTTTTAACCACCTTTCAGCAGTTTCAATGTCAATTTTATCACCTGGTTTAATTGCCTGTCCTGTATCTTTATTTATTGTGTTGCCATATCCAATGGTCCAAATGCCCCCTGTATCAGCATAGCTGTTCAGTTCAAGACCTTCAAACTTTTTTATGATATTTAATGCACTCACTTTTTTTCCGATTAATAAGATCAGTAAAACCGCTAACCCAATATAAATTTTATTTTTATTGGACATCACTGTCTTTTGCTAACAATCCAGTAATG